AATTCTATCTCTACTATGGGAAATAATTATGGAACAACTTTTATTCAAACTGTAGATATATCTGATTTAAATATAAAATATGGTGGAGAAGTAAAATATTCTATTGAAGTTGATAAGCAAGATGCTCAAGACTCAATCTATATGCACATTACAGGTAAAGATGGACAAACAAATGTTTTTTCAGGGACAGATATTTTAAGTGCTAGTGGAACTGCATCAGGTTATAAAACATATGAAAGCAGTTTTGATTTTGGTGGCTCACTAACATCTATTATTATTGAAGTTGGGGGTAGAGATATAAATCTTGCAGTTGGACCCTTGTTTGACGATGTCTCAATTAACATTTTGTATAACACTATCAATGTCATTATATCCCAACAAATAACTTCAGTAGAAATGTTTGTAGCATTAAATATTGATGCACCTGAAGAAATAATTAATGTTGTTGAAGATATTTTTGAAACTAACGAGCCAATTCAATCAGATAATGGTATAACATTTGAACCAATTACTATTGATGAACCAACATATGAAACAGTTGAGATTGAAATACAAGAAATAGAAATAGCCGAGATTGAGGTTGAGGTAGCTGAAATTGAAATGGAGATAGAAGCTGAACTTGAAATGCCTGAGCCTGTAGAAGAAACCCCTGAAGAGATGCAAGATGAACCTGTTGAAGAAACTAATAATGAGTCTGATAACGATCTACAAGAAGAGACAGAGAACGAAGAAAGCATTTCTGAGGTTGAAGAGAATGAGGACAGCACAGAAGATATGGAAGAACCAGAAGATAAGGCTGAAGATAAAAAGATAGAAACAAAAGAAAATAAAAAAGAAGAAGCCGCAAAAAAGATTGTTAAAAAGATGGGAGATAAAGGTAAGTATGACACAGTAAATCAAACTAAAACATTGATTGTTATGCAAGTATTAGGAAACAGTAAAACATTTTTTGAAAGTCAAAAACAATTACAAGACACAGCAGGATTTTTTACAGATAAAACTTTACCTGATGCAGTTATAAATGATAATGATTTAGCAAGTTACTTTTTGTTTGTAGGAAGTGATGGATTAATGAATGAAATGATAGAGAGTCAATGGCAGAAGTAAGTTTTGGTGGTGTTTCTTTCAAAGGCGGAAGAATAGTAGTTATTATAACTGCTCTAACTACTTTGATTGGTGCTATGTGGGGTGGCTTTGAGTTTTACAAAGATTATCTCAACATGAAAGATAAAATACAAAGTTATTCAGCACCAGACTTATCAGGGTTTGATAAAAGATTAGAACTTGTTTCACAAAAATCTGATGTTCTACAGCAAGAAATATCTATGATAATCCAAGAAGTACAGCTTGTTTCTGACGTAGCTAACGAATTAAAAAATGATTTAAGGCAAGATGTAAGAAGAATTGAAAGAATAGTTAATGATGTAGAGCAAATGATTAAGGAAGACTCAAGAGAAAATGCGAGGGAGTTAAAAGATACCATACAGGACATAAAGGAAGACATGGTAATATTGTCGGATAAGTTGGAAAAATCCATGAATGAACTAGAAGAAAAAATAGAGAAGAGAATAAAACTTGCATTAGAAAATCCCCTTAGTGGTCTTAATGGCTAAACAAGATAATACTAAATCTATCTTTGATAAAGTAAAGAAAAGAACAAGTATTGGAAATAGCACCAGATCAAAACCAAAAAACAAACATAAATTGAAGTCTTGGAAAAAATATAATAGACAAGGGTAATGTGGTTAGTTCATACTGTTATTTGTATTTATAATATTTCTATTACACCCTTTTGTGCGTATGATGGTAAACTACCTATAAAGTTTGACGATTTAAAATCTTGCGATATTTTTATTGATAATGTAATTGAAACTATTAATGACGATTTAATAGAGAAAGAAATTGGTTTACTTATGAAATGTATAAAAGATGAGCAAATTAACACCTAAAACTACTAAAGAGCATATCCTCCACATTTACAACAAACTTGATTTGTTAGAAAACAATCATTTAAAACATATGCAACGAGACATAGACCGCCTTAACTATATTTTGTGGGCGATAGCATTTATGGTTGGAACTCAATTTTTGAGTTGGGTATTGCGTATGTTTGGCTGATGGACGATAAAGAGTGGGACGAACTCAAACTTATCCAAGAAAAACTTCATGAGGCTCTTGATAAGGGTTATCCCCCATTAGGAACAGGCGGCCCTCATAATCCTAAAGGTGCAAAGAAAATAGTAGAAGAAGTAACTCAAATCCCTAGAACTACACTTCAAAGAAAAATAGATAAAATAGAAAAACTAGCTTTAGATAGTTCACATTGGAGAATAGAATGGGAAAGATATAAAGAAGTAAAACCTCAAATAATTATTGAGGAATATAAAAAGCCTGTTGTAAGAATACCAGCACAAAAAAACACATTTAGCGACCCAACAAAAGTTTTTGTAATTCCTGATGCTCATGTTTCCCCTGAGCAAGACCATGAGAGATTTTATTGGATAGGAAGACAGATAAGAGAATACAATCCTGACCATCTTGTTTGTATAGGCGATTTTTGTAGTTTTGATAGTTGTTCTACATTTGATAAAAACCATACTGTAAAAGGTCAAAAGAAACCACCAATACTAGCTGATATAAATGCTACTAGAGATGCTCTAGAATTATTGTATGAGGGTATGGGAGATGTAAAACCTATAAAACATTACACATTAGGCAACCATGAACAAAGATTGTATAGATATGAAAATGAAAACAAAGAAGTTGTAGGTGCATTTTCTCAGCAATATGAAAGAATGTTTATGGAAAAAGGTTGGGGAATATCTCAATATGGAGATTTTTATTTTATAAAAGGAGTAGCTTTTGTTCATGTTCCTCTTAATGAAATAGGTAGAGAAATAGGTGGAAAGATGGCTGAAGCAAGTCAGGTTTCAAATGGTGCTACTCATGATATAGTTTTTGGTCATAGTCATAGAGAAAGATCATGGAGAGCTTCAAAACTAGGTAGAGGTAATTATGTTAAGATTGTGAATGTGGGGACTTGCATGGACTATGGTCATGTTGAAAGTTATGCTAAGAATAGTGCAAATGGTTGGAGTTATGGGGTAAGTCAGTTGTTGTTGGCTGATGGTCATGTTCAGGGACATAACTTTATCTCTATGCTAGAACTAAAGGAGAAATATGAAAGAAAAAAAGACGAAAGACCCAATAGTAACAGAACTGATGAACCAACTAGCTGATAGGTCAAATAGAGGTATTATCAAATATAAAAATACTATGAAGTCAGCCAGAATGAATAAGATACAAGCGATAGAAAATAGTATAGAAGAATTATTAGATTTATCTATATATCTAACAGCTGTTGCTCTAGAATTGCACGAAAAATACAAAAAATTAAAATAACAAACGAGGTTCTACCTCTAAA